TTCTCAAGCTCTTTTGGCACTGGCTGTCGCTCCCAATATTGCTCCGATGACGTATCATTTCTTTTGTAGCAATTGCTAGGTATCTGAGGCAAGGCAATGTGTAGGCCTGCAATATTTATTACCTCGCCTATTTGTCCTGTCTTTGAGATGACGACAACGTCATATTGCTCATTGTAGCCATATACCCAAGTCCTACCTCTGTTTTTATTTGTCAGGGTTTGCTGTGATATATAGTCTTTTGCGACATAGTATAATTTATTTTGATCTTCTTTCCGCAAAACCTTGTTTTGAGTCTACCTTACTAATACCTTTATCTGCGTATTCAATTGTCTCTCTTTCTAATTCTATCTTGTTGAGAATATCGAATGCGTCAAATATGGCTAATTTTTTCGTTGCAGCTGCATTTTTTAGCTTGTCTGCTGATAGGTCATCTCCGTTATCTGGAGCGATTATCTTCTCTTCTGCAACCTTTATCAGTTCTTGTACAGCTTTATGTCCGGCTGCTATTATTCTAAGTTTTACTTCCCTGTTGTTCATAGCTTCATTGTTACAAAATGATCGAACATTCTATATAGCTTTTCACCATCAATGTCAAATTCGTACTCCCCATTTGGAGCGAAGCAGATAACGTCCCCTTCGTTGACACCCTTACTTCTTAAATATTCATTAGGGTACATCATCGTCCCCATCAATGGCTCTAAACTAAACGGTTTCTTTATATAACTCTCGGTTGCAGGTAGTGGCTTGACGAAACAATACCTATCATATGCTTGCCACTTGCCTTCACTTTTGTATAAAAAAAACTGCTCCTCATCAATGAAGAACAGGTCGTCTTTAAAGAAGCTCTTTCCGCTTTTACGCCTTCCTTTTACATCGTTATAGAACTTGAAGACGTTGTGGTGAACTATTAAAGTATCCCCATTCTTAATTGGCCCCTTGTAATTTAATGGTGTCTCTATAACTTCAGCATAGCGGTTCGAGAACTTGTAATCCTCCTCAGAGGTGTTTACAATGAACTCTATACCGGATATTAGCTTTGTGTTGTTATATCGACTTCCATTTACAGGTTTCACTATAAATTGAGTCGGTGATTTCATTAAAAATCTATATTAAATTCGATTGAAGTTGGAATCGTTTGATTAAATTCTTTCCAAAGGACTATCTCGCCCTTCTTGTTTATTATGTATATTTTGATTGAAGAGCTGATATGGTCCCTCTTAATAAGATGAATCTCATTACTATCGCCAAGTACTTTCTGCCCAACGATATAATGGATTGCACCAGATTTATAATCGGGACCTATCGATATCTTCCTTATGTCCATTATGATATTCTATTAACTGTCAATATTACTGATGGGATAGCTGGTATACCAACTACAGGAGCTGGGTCATAATGCAATTCTCCATTGGCATTATTTGTGTACCACCCTATTTGGCAATTTGATGGCAATGAAGGGATATCAATAAACCAGTTCCATGCAGCAACCAATAAGTCCCCATTATTCTCAAGTGTTACTGCTGTAGCTGAGTTTGGAACAGCAGTTCCATCTTTTATAAGATAAATGTAGAAAATAGTTGCTCCTCCACCACCTGTCTTTTTAAGCTGTGATGAGAACTGAATATTGTAAACACCTGTAGCTGAGAATGTTATTTTAGTAGGATTCCCAAGTGCATCATTAGTAATTGTTACTCCACTCACAATATCATTTGACCCGAAGTTCATAAGCTCAAATGAAGCTCCTGTTGTTGTCTGAGTAACAACGTCATAGAACGAACCATAAGTAGGAACTAAATAAGATGCTGTTGACCAAGTTGCAGGAAGTCCTGCTCCCTGACTTGTCAATATCTGACCTGATGTGCCTACACTACCATTAGTTTTAAGTGCTTGACTTAGCTCTATCTCTTGATTTAAGTCGTCAATATGAATATAGGTACCATTAACAGCGCTACCCCAATCACCAAGATAATACCTATTATTGACAAAGTCAACTAAGAAACCTGATACAGTCCAACCGTTATTACCTATTTGAAAAAAGTCTTGAGCGCCAGGGAAACATGAGATACCTACCATCTCAGCGTCATCTGTTGTTATCCGTAATGATGTTGCTGTTAGTCTCTTGCTACCTAAGTCAACATTACCGGTTGCTCCAGTGTATGGGACAAGGCCTGATATTATTGCCGTTGTCAAATAGGTATTGTTATCTACTGAGCCATCAGCTTTTAAAAACTCAGTTGCAAGGCCTCCTGACTTTATTATTGTTGTAGCAATTAAATCATTGCCACCAAGGTCAAGATTATTTGTCGCTCCTACATAAGGAACATATGATGCTAATGATGACGCAAGGGCATAGGTATTACTATCTATTGACCCATCTGCTTTTAGAAACTGCGATGAAGTTCCTCCTGCTTTTATAATAGAATTTGCCGTGATATTATTAGCTCCCAAATTAACATTAAATAAGGCTCCTGTATAAGGTACATATGCTGTTGACCCAGGGATGGATAACAAACTTCCTATGGTAAAATTCTTAGTATTGTTCATGTCATTGACATCAGTGCCAATGAGCATATCACCAAGAGCCGGTGCTGTAGTAGCGTATGTACTTATTCTTGCCATTTTATTGTTTTTGTGTTACTTCTCCTGTTTGTAAATTTATTACTGAGTCTTGACCGTATTTTATTATCAGCATTTTCTCGTACTCAAAAAACTCTTGACGCATTGCGTTGATCTGATTCAGGATGCCATGCTTGTTTAGTTCTAATTCTCCGAGTGCCATTTTCGCTTTTGAAAATTCGGCATTCATGCCTTGGATTTTTTCTAGTTCTTCTTTTGAAACGTAATTCATAATTGATTAGATTTAATTTAAGTAGCAAATATAAATATTTAATTTGAATTTCTTTTAATCGAGCTGCCAAAGTAATATCCAAATATTGAAATTACAATACCCTCAGTGATACCGATTAGGTGAATCCATACCTCTTTGTTTGGTTCCGGTATTGATAGATACACTATTGCATAAATCATAAAACAGAATGCAGCTAAACCAACTAGCCCTGTAATATAGAACAAAAAATCAAATTTTTGTAATTTTGCTATCTCTATCTCTCTGTTTCTTGCAGAGTCTCTGTCTTTTACCTCAAGCTCCTCAAGTTTTAAAATCTCCTCTGATAGCATTTGTTTATCCTCAGGAGATAAGTCATCGGACAAGTTGATTAAGTTCTTTACAATACCCAATGCACCCCTTTCAGGAAGTACGTCTCCTATGGTTTGAAGAATCTTTGGAGCTTTTTCGGCTAAGAACTTACCAACTTTTGTGTCTTTGAATTTTTTTCTCATAGTTCTATTAGTGTAAAGTTAATCAATTGATTAGTCTTGAATATTTTGATAGCTTCAAACCATTGTTTGTCCGGAACTACCAAGCAACCAGCTGACCATCCATCTACATTTGCCAACCATCCGCCTCGATGAAAGTTGATGCCGTACCAACCCTTTGTTTTTACCGCCTTGTCGAGCTTTCTGTCTTTGTTCCCATCCCGATAAATCTCAATTGCACCGGCTTGGAAAAAATACGGAGCATTTAACCAAAGGCTTTTCCAATTTCCCGATGTAACAAACTTATGGCTCCCGATAACTTGCTGTTCGCAAGCAACAGCACTACCTGTAATGCCACCAACCGTAAGCGGATTAAAAACGATGTAATCACCTGGAGTAGTTGAGCAGGTCATAATCATGTCAGCAATCCGATTATTAAACCTGACAACGTAATCTGCAAACTTATTGTCGAAGCTTTGGTCGGTGCGCACCCACACAAGGTCGTTTACTGGCTTTACCCAGCCTCTTTGATCCATCTCGGCATCAATCCATTGCTTTGCTCCTCCGAGTGTCAATGGGCCTACGATGCCATCTATGGCACCTGAGTAATAACCTCGGTCTTTTAAAATCTGTTGGAATCCTTTCATTTGTCTAATCTTTCAACGAGGTTAAGAAGTTTTTTCATCATTGCTGTATTATTCTCAATCACATTGTTGTTGCTGTTTACTGTATCAATTAGTTTTGCACGATCTTCTGTCATGTATTGGTCATGTCGTTTTTCAAGCTCCTGTATTCTTGATTCGTTTTTCTTATGCCAAGCAAAAAACTGTTTGCCCATAAAAATTATAACGCCAATCATTAGTATGGCGAATAGTCCTAAGATTCCGTAATTTGTCAGATAGCTTATCTCTTGGGGTACTTGTAAAAACATGGGGTTAGTGCT